ACTCAGATTGCTCGTATTCTTCCGACGCAGGGCGACGTAAACAATCAGGTTAACAAGATTCTTCCTGATGGAACAATTATCCGTCCGGGACGTGAACCAGCAAAGGCACGGGACATCCAGACAGCGGGTGATGCTCTTGCAGCGTTACTTGAAAGTAGAAACGTACGAGAGCGAGAAATTGCTGCTGCACCGTTTCGTCAGCTAGACAACGCTTTGTTCCGTACGGCAGACGGGTCAGTAGTTGTAGGCGAAGCTACGACAGATGCCGGTCCCGTGCTAGATAGCATGTTTGATGTACTGGGCACTGCAGAAGGAACTACCTTGCTTCTAGAGATGTCTGGTAAAACGATGTCTCGCTCAACAAGCGGCAAGATGTTTGCATTTTTGGATGAAGCAGCAGGAGCCTTTATCCTCGACGTTGCTCAGAAAACAGGACAAAATCCTGATGATATTATTGAAGGTGCTTTAGTTGCTGCTAGAAAAGCAAACGATCCAGATACAATAAAGCTGTTAAATGATAAGCGTATCCCACAAGATCTACTCGTTGCACAGTTAATTAGAAAAGACTTGCGATTGGCTGGCGAAGATATCGGAGTTTTGCCTATCTCTTTCCAGCAAGCTAAAGAGATGTCTGATGCCTTGAATCAAATAAGCTTCAAGACTCAAGACTCTACAGCAAAAATGAGAATAGACAACGTTCAAAACATTGCAGAAGGACTTATGGATTCCTTTGAAGTTCAGCTAGAAACAGGTCAACGAGTTTCTGTAGGTCAGTTGTTTATTCAACAAGACGATGGAACACTACGTTCTACTCAAGATGTCTTGGCTGAAGGAAAGGCTCGCTGGACAGAGTACAAGCGTCGGTTCTACAACGATGAAAATGTAAGTGGCTGGCTGGGGTGGAAAAATAAAGATGCCCGTCTGCCTGTTGGTGTTTCTTCAGACTATCCGCTAGGTATAGACTATGGTAAAAATGCTCCTGTAGGATGGTTAGACTTTAATAAAATTGCCGACATGAAGGACGTAGACAAAACAAAGTTTACACGCTCCCTTTCCGAAACAATAGGTGACGCAGATGCAAACGGAAACTATCGCATACAATTGAACAGTGAAAATGGTCAGGCTACTCGTGCAATCCTAGAGGCACGTAGTCGCGAATGGCTCACCGAAACTGTGACGAGCGGAAAGCCTATCGACTTCAACGACCTTCGCAGAAAAATGAACAGCCTACAAGATACCTTCATAGCCGTAACCGACGAGGGTACTGAGGTACGTCTCCTAGACTTGGATAGAGTTATGACGGATGTGTTCCCTGAGTTTGGAAAAAACAGCGTCGATCCTGAGTACTTCGAACTAGGAATGAAAAAACTACAGGATGCTGCAAGGGGGGAGAAGGCTCGTGTCGTACGAGAAGCCACAAAAATAAAGCAGGGTATTAGCGAAAGCAAACAGTTCCTGAGTCGTTACTCTCAAGGCGAGTTGGATTCTGGTAGCGTCGGGTCGGTTTTGATATCCGGTGGCGTAGGACGCTTGAACGACCTAAAGAAACATCTCAAATCTTTGAAGCGAAGCGAAGAAGAAACCAACGAAATAATCAAGTCGCTTTTAGTTCAAGAGATTGATCGTAAGGCTTTCAACCCTACAGGCCGATACACTATAGACCCGTCTGATCCAAATAAGATGGTTCCGAATGTTGACTTGGATATTGAATCTCTAAAGCAATTCATGGGATTCAACGATCCAAGCACAGCAGAAGTTGTACGGGAAATAATCGGAGATAAAGCCTATGATACCTATAGAAGCATCATAAGCTTTACAGCAAACGAAGCTGCAGAGTCTGCAGGACGTACAAACATCTCAGGTATCCCTCGCAAATTCTCTGTAGAGAGCTACATCAGTCGCTTCTACGCTGTCAATCGTGGTGTGGTTAGCTTCAGGTACGTTGGTACAGAAGCAGTCTTGCAGCAGATGAGACAGAAGAACATGTCGCTTTTGACTGCAGCCCTGACTGATCCAAAGATAGGCTCCTTGCTGATGGAAATGGTAGATACAGGAAAGCCACTCCCTATGGATAAGGATCGTCAACTGTTTGAGTTGTTGGTTATAGCTTCCGAACGTTTCGATAACTATCGCGAAACAACTAAAGACCCTGTAAAAGTTACCAGTGACTTTGGGCATGAATTTGTTTACAACCCCACGATGAATTACTTTGGACTCTCACCATAAGGATGAAACGATGAAACAATACAACAACGGCCCTCGTAAGGGAATGATGTACGGCGGTACTCCTCGCAAACCTATGATGTACGGCGGCATGGCAAAGAAGCCACGTAAAAAAGCACAGATGGGCGGAACAATGACTGCTACACAAAAGCAGCAGAATCAGATGAAGACTATCCCGCAGACTTCTACGATGCCTATGCAGACGATAGGTATGCAGAGTATGGCTCACGGCGGAAAGATATAAAACATGGCTACTAAGATGGTTCCTGCCCCAAAAGGCTACCACTGGATGAAACAGCGGAGCGGGGAGTACAAGTTAATGAAAAACCCCTCGACCGGTTACAAGCGGCACAAGGGGTCATCAATTCGTGCAAGATTTCAAGTAGAAAAGGTGCACAGTAAAGTTAAATAAACTGTCTGGATTTCTCCATGACATCATCTGCGTTACTTCGCAGATACCTCAACAGGGATGCTATTGAGTGTGCACCTTCATACTCTGGCATCCCTTTGTTCATTGTAGATTCGAATAAATCAGGCGGTACACCGTCGTACCCCAACTCAACATTACCATCCTGTTTCATATAAACAGTGAATTGAAATAGGTTAGCTTTGTGCTGCTTCTTTGCCATTGACGTTCTCTAGTTCTTGTATTGCTAGGTTATAACAGTCGGCTCTAAATGTGAAACCGTTAGTCGGATCGACATCCCCTCTGTTGTATCGTGTAGCTTTCTTATAGAAGTTATCCTTTGATACCTCTCCAAGAATCCAAGCCTTGCTATGGTCGGTCAATATACGAACGAACACGTAGCTGTCGCAGTCTTGCTTCGATCCGTGTGCAGCCACAGAGCAATCATAGTTTGGAGATGGCGTGGTATTACACCGCTTTGTCTTCACATCGACACGTCGGTTTCCTACCAGAAGGTCAAAGTCCTTGTTGTTGACAGGCTCACCGCCAACGTACTCTTCGACAATTATTTCCCCGATTGCCCCTACCACATTACTAAGACTGCCCGTGATGCTGCCCTGTAGATTACCTACAGAGGCAGCTTTCTTTTTAGCACGAGCAATAATATCAGGCGTTATCTTGATTTGTATCAACAGACTCTTCCTTTACAGACGAAACTAGCATGTTAGTAAATGCGTCTTGTGCAGTACGAAGTTGATCTATGCTAAATTGTGCTTGTGCAACTTTAACGTTCAAGTCACGGATTTGATTGACGATGTACTTCTGTTTGTCCTCTAAGGTGTCAAACTCGTACTCTGTGCCATCGATTGTGATGATGTCTTTTTGTTCTTCAGTCATTTATTTCTTCCTTTTCTCTAGGTAACCAGAACTCTGCTTCTGAACCACATTCTTTGCATTCCAGAAACGTAATCATAGAATAGTGATTATTGTCTTCTAAGTCAACATCACTGTTCCAAATCATTTCACCTTTACAATGCCAGCAACTCACTTGCCTTCTCCTTCTTTAGCTTCTTTTTCTTTTAGCTTCTGCCATTCTTCATAACTAGGGTGGCTGCGGGGTGGGCTGTACTGAACCCAACCGTCACCCCGCTTCCAGACTAACTTACTCATGCTGCGTTCAAGTCCACTACTTCACAGACCCCTGCAGTACATGCCAGTTCACGTGATCCACTGGTGTTATCTTCCTTTTCAAAGTCTGTCAACTTTTCCCAGTCGATAACAACGTGATCGTACGTCGCTTTCCACTCCAAGTATTCATCTCTGTCGATATCTTGATATGGGGGTTGCGGGTAAACGAAATCATTAAGCGGAAAGAACGAAACACCCGATGCAACATCGAAGTTTTCATATACCCACGCACCAACTTCCATCCACTCATGTTCTTTGACAGTAATAGATACTGAAGGTTTGTGTTCACACCAGTGTATAGCGTAAGTCTTCCACAGTTCTAGCTGTTCAATAGCTGTCATTTTAGTTCGTGTGACGGCACCATCAGGTGCCTTTGTTGGAAACGAAAATACAGTTGTCATGTCCGGCTTGTTTACACAACGTTCATTGTGCACACCAGATTCAATTAAGAATTGCGTCAGGGGGTCCTTGTTATCGCCGCGAACAGTGCGGATGTAGTAATCATTGTGCCGTGCGTGAATTCCGCTTGCTGCGTCTACTAGCTGTGACACAGTACCCGACGGCTTGACGCAAGTGATTGCTGCAGACTGTGGAATCCCAAGCATTTGAGCAACATCTTTATTTGTGCTCACTGCTGTTTCTCTCATTTCTTCGAGCCAACGCTTGCTATCTACGTTCTTCGAAAGAACCGGATGATCCATGATACCTGTCAAAGATACCCCTAACAAACGCTCTTCTTCTGTGTTCTTCTTCCAGATGTTACGAAGGTATTTGAAGTCCGTTAGAGTAGACTGCAAAGTTCCTAACATAGTTGCGATAGCTACTTTCTCTTTCAGGTCTTCCAAAGAGTCGGTTTCACGAACAACAACCTCAGACAAATTGCAGAATTGGTATCCCCGCAAGATGATCTCCGAACAAGGATTGGTGCCCCACATGTGGCCTGTTTCACGCCGTCCATTACGAGCAACCTGCTTGTCTGCTGCTTCACGATTAAACATGCCTCTCTCGCCAGACTTACTTTCGTACAAGGCAAGCCACTCACGCATGAAGGTGCCTATTTCTGGTTTACCTTTGTAAGCAACAGAGTTGTTAGCTAGTGCTCGTTGACCATCCCGATAGATTTGTTTGTCGGGTTCATCCCACCACTCACCAGATTTGGCATGTCGCATCTGGTCGTCATTTAGATTAGATAAACTAATTAACGCCGAACGACGAACACCGCCCACAACTACAATCTCACCCACCTTACACATAAGGTCGTGGCATTCAATAGGATACAACCTACGCCCTGCAGCCTTTTTAAATATTTTAACAGTGAAGTTAAAAAGATCAATTAGAGGTTGTGGTCCACTGGCTCTACCACCCATGACCTTCAAGCGAGCACCGGCTTCACGAACCCCCGACATATCCCACGAAGGAATCTGTCCAGCGTAGAGCAATGCAATCAACTCACGTAGTGCCTTTGCCCATCCGGGTTTGCTATCACCCACTTTAATTACAGTATCTGAGTCATTAAAATTGTCTGAAACAATCGGAAGTTTATCTACGTTTTCCCGCTCTACAGAGAAACCTACCCCCGTACCACACATCAATATGTACATACATTCATCAAAGGCACGAGGACTGTCTACAGGAATGTAACTACAGTTGTAGCCACAGACGTTATCACGTTCTAGGGCTTGACCAGCAGTCATCATAGCCCTCATCGAAGGCATGACCCGCAAGTTTAAGATGGCATCTTCCATCATATTCTTTTGCTCAGTATCCAGTGTTAAACCGTACTTTTCTTTTACGTGATCAGACATGAAGTTAATATATCGAGATACTGTCTCATCCCAGTTCTCCCTGCGCTGTTCGTCTTCGATCCAACGTGCATAACGTGATTTGTGAATGAATTGTTGATATGGTGTAGGCAGCATATTGCTCATGTTTTTATTCCTTCTCTAGTCGGTTTTTAATTGTTAATAGTCGGTTTGTGTACCACTGGGCTTTGGAGATGTCCTCGTCTCCGTTTTTGTATCGCTCTCGCCATGTGTACTTGAGGACGTTACCTTTGTAGTATCCTCGTAATTCTTCTGGAGACAACGCCGCTTCGATTGCGTCAATGCACTCGATACCTGCTTGATTATAGTGTGGCGGATTATTGACAATATCTACTCCTCCATAAGCCATCTTACCGACTTGTTCCATCTCTTCCAAATACTTCATGCGTTCTTCGTGCCTCATCTGTCGTCTCCGCTGCCCTTCAACATGTTGCGGTTCTTACGGTCTTCTAGCTTATCCAAGTTTGTCTGTGCAATCTCTTCTAAGCTATAGCCCAAGTCCCGTGCTAAAATTGCAACGTACCATAGCACATCACCAAGCTCTTTGGCAATATCATCCTTGTAAAAAAGATGGTGTTCCCCGTCACGAACAATCTTCTTTACCTTGTCCGCAACTTCACCGGCTTCCCCACTCAAACCCAGCGTTGGGTATAGGATGCGGTATTCATCTGGATAGATAGCAGTAGATTCTGCCCTCATTTGGTATTCATCTAGCTTCATTGTTTCGTCCCAAAGTCTACTTTAACTACGTTACCTTCAACTGCTTTGATAGCTCTAGGGTCAGTGATCTCTGCTTCTTCGATCATTTCCTGACCAACCAGCCTGAATTGTATTGCAGCGACGCCCCTGTCGTAAATCTCGTCGGTGTGCATACGGATCATGTCGAGTACACCCTCTTGGATAATCATAGCCGAATCGAAATCGTCGTCGTCTTCATAGGTTTTACTTGTCGTGTCGTACGCAGAAAGAGTAAACTCGCCGTTTCCGGTAGACCGAAGAATGATGTAGTACCTGTCTGGTAAAAGAGACAGGGCTTCCATGCTCTGTTGAATATCGCTATCGTCTGCCATTTTTTTTGCACCAATCTGTAGGAATAGAACCTTCAGCCCATACGAATCCGTGTCGTTCGCACCAAGCAGAATATGTTGTTTTGCTGCCTTTGTAAATCTTATTCGATGCCCGAAGAAATACAAAGCGAATATCTAGCTTCGGATGCTGTTTCTTTACGAGTAGCATTTTTACCCTGTCATCTTTTGTCAAGTGTCCTTTTGCTTCAACGTAGATGTCAGACTCTTCTAGATAAAAGTCTGGAGTATAATTGCGTGGTTCAGGTATGTATTGAAACTTTGTTTCTTCGTACCGAAATGGTACTGCGTTTTCTGTTAACGTTCGAGCAAGATTCAACTCAAACTGTGACCTATATCCTGCTTTTTTCAAAATTCTAATCCAATCGATTGAAATCTTTTTATCAGATACCCTGCCAGTTTGGGGGATAGTCTTTCTATATTTGTAAGTTCTGTTGTTAAGGGGTGCATCGGCACACATACATACGCTCCAGAATGAGATGTTCTGCTTATTTTTTGTAATTCTTCCTCTACAGTTTTTATGTCCCGTACTTCAGTGTCTGCCTGTAACGACCCTTCTTTGCTGTAGTTATTGACAAGAGTGAGAGGCAGGCCGTTCTGATGTATACGCATCTGACAGACCCGCCTTTCTCCCCCGCTCTTTTTAGTCGACTCGATGTAGATATGATACAAACTTTTATTCATGTGCATCAAGTCTACTTCGTAGTTCTTTACAAACAGGTACGGCATCACAGTTCCTTTTTCTTCAAGGTTGAATACCAAACCTGCGGTGGTGACTTGGCTCGTGACGTTACTCGACTGTGTAAGATAGCATTAGGCCAACAGTGATATCGATACCCACACAGATTACATTCGCGTGGAAGCAACTTGTTTCCTGTTGAAACTAACTCACCTTTATTCTTGTAGGTTTCCGCAACAGGCTTGTATGGCTTGAACGATTTTACATCTGGGTTGTTAAGAAACTTAATTCGTTCCGCAGCATCCTTGATGTAGTCTTCTTTATCTTCTTGTGACCAGTCTGGTACTTCGACTACGGCAACCATACCGTTAGACTTGTTTACAACAATCCATCCACCGAATGGCAAACCGACGGCCTCACTATACAAGAACCCCTGCATCAAGTAACCAAAGGGGTCTTCTTCCTTTAGCTTGTCGTATCCGCCCATCCCAGTGAACTTGTAGTTGAACGCCCAGTCACTTGCAGACTTGATATCCCAGACCTTATCTTGGCCTGTTTCATCTCGTAAGATAACGTCGAGGGTTCCCTTCAGTTTTTCCCCGCCGATATCCAATTCAACCTGTTTCTGATAATCTACGATCTCAACCCCAGCCTCTTGCATCACTGCCATGAGGATAGATTCAGTCAAGTCACCAAACATGAAACGGAACAGTGTATTGTATTCCATTTCTTCTTTGATGCCCTGCTTATCTAATACCTGTTGGCAAAGTGGACGACCCAAGCCGGACATACGAAGACGATACTCACCCCTGCTGTTAGGGCTGAGTTGCTTTATAACAGAGTCTGCACAATCATTTTTAAATGTTTCGATAGTCTCAGGGGAGACAGAAACTTCCCCCCTGAGAGCCTTAGACATATAGTCTTGTATTTTAAGCAGCGTTAGCATTATCAAAGTCCGCTGCCAAGTCAAGGTCATCGTCATTTTCAAGAAGCTTAACCGCTTCCTTGTGCTGCTGCATAACTGCTGCATTAGAAGCCTTGACGGTCTCTACAAACTTTGCACCTAGTTCTTTATCATCGTCGCTCAGTGAGTCGATACTGCTATGTAAAGTAGGGCTAGGAACCCAGTAGGTAACACTACCTTTTTTCTGGCGGCTTGTTTTTAGCAAGATTGATGTCTTCTGCATAACCTTGCTTTGCTTGCCCAAGTTGTTGATAAAATCATTCATCGGAATGAATCCAGAACGCTTAAAGTAAGCGACTACTGGCTCTTCTTCTAGAACAACCTCGTTTCCATCTGCATCCTTGAACGTACCAGAAACCTTAGAGTAAAGGACTTGATTACAGGCTGACGCACGAGATGCGAGGTAAGCCGGATCGTCCCTGTCTAGGCGTTCCTCTTCGTCACGAGACAAGCGACCAGATTTGTACCCGCCTGCAGTGTCTGGAAACTTACCTGTAAGTACGATATCCTGTACTGATCTGGAAGAAAAAGAATTTGTTTCCTGATCCCACACACTATACTCATACGTGCGGAGTAAAGGACGGATGATCACTTCGTCTGCGTAAATAAACCGACCATCAAAGTAAATCTTCCACGATCCACGAGGAAGGCTCTTACCGTCGTCGGTTTCTGCATCGTAGTTAATGTTGATTCGTGGCAATCCTTTTTGACCAGTCTGTTTTACATTCTGACCACTTGCTGCCATCAATGCTTCGTCATTGTCCGCATTCATCGATGCTACAATTGCGTCCATAGAATTCATAGTCGTTAGTTCTGTCCCTGTATCCATGATTTTTCATGCTCCTGTTGTTAGGGTTGTAGACTGATACTACAGGTCTACTTCTGTCAAGTCAAGCCAATTTTTGCCTATTTTTAATTCTATTCCGACAGGCATATCATAGGCCACATTATATCTTCTGATTGTCTCTTCAGGTAACGACATCATTGCTTCTGTCATCAGTTTGATACAAATATCTTTTTCATCGGGATGCACATCTACCACAATAGAATCGTGTACCGTGTTGCATATCACAGAAATAAGTTTTCTGTCAAGGAACAAATTTTGCAGCTTTACAAGGGCGATAGGCAATAGGTCAGCGGTAGCAAATCCCTGCACCGGATAGTTACAGATTGCCGTCCGATTTGTAGCCGTACCCCACTGAGTCCACCGTGCATCAGGGAAGGCATACTGCCTGCCACTTGGAAGGGTGATTAATCGCTTCTGGACAGCCTCTCGCTGGAGTTGCTCGTGCCAAGCGGTGACACCCTCATACTTTTCCTTAAAGGCTCTGTAGTAGCGTTGTTGGGCGTCGGTTCCGGTGACACCACCGTAGAGTGGTTTGAAGGTGTGTGCCTTCGCTTCTTGTCGGCTGCACCCGATAATACTGGCAGTATAGCTGTGAACATCTGTACCCTCATTTACGTCGATGTAGGCTTGGCTATCTTTGGCAAGGAAACCGGCTACCCGAAATTCTAGCTGGGAATAATCCCCCTCAAGTATCGAGCCACCCTCGAAGCGGCTCTCGACCACCTTCCGTATAGCGAAGGTACTTCCACGTGGCATATTCTGAAAGTTAGGATTGCGACTCGAAAGGCGACCTGTCGCCGTAACACACTGCATAAATTCTGGATGTATAAAGCCATTTTCGTCAACATTATTCTTCATCCCTTCTACAAATGTTGATAGGTAAGTACGAAGCGCATTGTAGCGCACGTAGGCCACGACAAACTCGTAGGCATCACCAGACAAGTCGGTCTGTCGGTTTTCTAGGGTAACCTTGTCGGTTTTGAATCCGGCAGATGCCGTGTCCATCGGGTCTCGTGGAACCAGCTTGAAACCAGCCACCTCGCCGGTAGGAACGTAAACAACCCCTGTTCCGCTGCACGGCTTGCAGATGCGGATGGCCTTACCTAGCGTTCCGTCCTTCTTGCGGGGACTGACGCGACCTTCGCCGCGACAATCGGTACACTGATGACCACGTGTCTTCTGTACCACCTCTGTCATGTTACGAACGGCTGAGTTGAATTCCCCACGCTTCATGCGGGTGCGAAGCTTCGGCTTCATTGTAGAGCCACGCATCTCGTGACCCAGATTAAATACACGTGACCACGTTGGTTTATCTTTAACGCGGCGTGAATATAGAAGAACACTGCGATCATCTGGACTAGATAGGTTAACTGGCGTGTCGCCCATAGCTTCCCTTGCCAGTTGGTCTAGGCGAACCTCAAGGGCATCCATCTCTTCTTGGTACTCTTTTTCGATCTCATCGAGGGTCTGCAGGTTTATCTTGAGTCCCTGTTGCTCGATACGAGCGAGGGTATCTGTCATCTCAAGCGAAAGCTTTAACGTCGGTATCAAGTTGTTGATCATTGAATAGTTCCTCAAAGGTAGTGCCAAAGGCATCAAGCTGTTTAAGTGCAATCTCTTCTGTAGCAAGTACGTCAGCTTTTCCGTACTCTTCTACTATCTCCCACGGTATGTCGTAAAAGGTCTTGCCGTCTTTAAGATACGGCGCAACGAGGTCTTTCTCCTTGCGGGTAACGTCATACTTTTCTGCAAGAGCAGCAAGTCCAAGAGGCCAACGCTGGGCTTTCGATAAAATATATTCCGCAACCATCGTATCATAGACATTTCCCTCGTACTTAAATCCGCATTCTCTGATCCACGACAGATCAAACTTTATGTTTTGTCCCACAACAACGTCAGCCGTGTCAAGTTCCCGCTGGAATGTTTCGGCAGCAAAATCGTAGGCTGGCCTGTCAGCGTGGGAGTAGCAGTGGTAGTGCACGATCTTACCTAGCCACTTGTACCCAATAGAAACGAGTCGGTTTCCAAAGTACGGCAGGGCAGTAGTGCCGCCGCTATCCTTGTGTATGTGGGTTGTTTCCACATCGAAGGTCAGAATGTTCATTCGTCTTCTTCTTTCTTTTTAGTTGGTTCTGGGTCTTTATAACCATACCACTCTACATCTCTACCCATCTCTAGGATACAACCTAAAGGGGCTAAATCGCAGTTAGGCCAACTAGGACATCCCAAATGTCTGTCTACTACTTCTCTTTTCTTCTTGCTCATCTTCTTTCCTTATCTGTTTCAATATAGTGACAGTTTGCACAGAGGATTCTACACTTTCTGACTTCACTTATCAAGTTAGTTAATTTGTAATCCATCATGTGCGCTATGGCTCGTCTTTTTTCGCTAGGGTATTTGTGATCAAAGTGTAGGGCAACCGCACTTTCTTTATAGCCACAAATTTCACACCCCTTGTGCAGTTTATATTTATTGAGCCAGTATCGCCTACGAGCATAATTCTTCGGTATCAATAGTACACACCACGTTCGATATCGATCTGCCCGTTGATCATACCGTGCCACCCATTTAGCTTATTCTTGGATATACAGATGTGGCGTACCGTGTTTTCTACTTCACTAGAGCCTGTCTTACCAATCCCAATGATAATGTCAGCTTCCCCTGCTTTACCTGTCCGTGAGTTGTCCAACATCGAATAGTCAATCCACTGTCTGTCGTGTGCTTCGTAGCTGGCCTGACTAACTGCCCACAGAAGAAGTCGGTTTCGTTTGGCTATTTCACGAGCAACAACGTACGTTTCCTTTAGGCGTTCATCTCCACGATTGTACTCGCCAGAGATACGAAACTTGTCTAGCTGGTCACAGAACATAACGTCAGGTTTGTTTAGTTTGGCGTACTCATCCATTTCTTCAACCGACGTGCCGACCGAATCCATGATGGTAAGCAGCGGGGCTATCTCTTCCTGATAGCGTCTACCCAAGTCGGTTTTGTTATCGACCATGCCCTGCCGTGTCATTGAAAAGTACGACTGGATGATACGCAGCTTAATCTTTGGGGCTGGCTCTTCGTTAGCCCAGTAGGTCACTTTGAATCCTTGCTTGATGTAAGACGCAGCAAGGAAACAACAGAACGTTGTCTTTCCAACTTCAGGTCTGGCAAACAAAATACCTAAGTTACCACGATCCAACCCGCCAACGTTTTCACCGATCAGATCGTACGTAAAAGGAAAGTCAGGGTCACCCGCCTCATCCTCTAGCAGCTTTTCAAAATCGTCCTCAACCTTAGTATAGGTTGTTTTGTCACTGATACGCCCGTCCTCAACAGTTTCAATCAGGCGGCGCAACTCACCGAACTCCTCACTGTCACCAGTAAAGATTTCAATTGCCTTCTCTCCAATCACCCGCGCACGATCACGCAACCAGAAGTTATGCACCAAGTCGAGGTGCAAATCGTGATTGTCAGTGTTGCCAACATCTAGCTTTGCTATGGTTTCGTGTACCTTGTTCCGTGCGGCTTCTGGCATAGCAGGGTTGCGATCATTGAACAGACTGGCTAACTCACTGATAGTT